CGCATGCGCCAACTGTTGTAGACAGTTGGCAAGTGCTTTACATCAATGGACCAACAGGACTGGGCAAGACCCAATGGGCGCGCAGTCTTCTACCTGAAGCTACTGTCATATCTCACCGTGACCAGTTACGGGATTGCGACTTTAGCAAAGGAATTATCTTCGATGATTTCGACGTATCTCATTGGCCCCCCACCGCAGTGATCCATTTGCTTGACTGGGACGAACCCAGAGGTTTGGACGTCAAGCACGGACACGTGGTGATCCCCCCGCATACGCGTAAGATTTTTACGCATAATCGGGAATTCGAGAGGTGGCTTTCGGAGGATGCCACCGCCGAACAGGTGGCGGCTTGCCGACGCCGTCTACATGTTATCAATATACATGTATCTCTCTACTAAACCGTTACATGGGATCCGCTACGGATCCCCTGTGTCACCTCTCAGTCAAACTGAGTATCGCCGGCGGCAGCCCCCTGACGACCAAGAACTAAATTCTGGCCCTCAACAGAGAGGGCCAGAATTTAGTTCGGGGCAAAAGGGGGTCAGCCGGCGCAGTTGTGACTCCGAGAGCCTACAGGGTGATCCGCATCCCCTGTAGAAATCCTCTCATTCAAACTAGGGGAGCCGGTTGGCTTGTTTCCAACCGTGGACACCCCGGTCTATATATTCTTTCTCTATTCGTTCGGGGCACCGGGGCAGAGAGGAGGGGGGTTCTTAAGATTCAGAACCCCCCTCCCCTGCCCCCTGCCCCCTGCCCCAGACTGCCCCGTAACGAGCTGCCGTAGGTAGTGTAGGGTGCAGTGCTGCCAAAAAGGACACCATTGAAAATGGTGAAGCAAGCGACGAAGCGCCGCCGGACGCAGGCCGGCAAAGAAGAGCGCTATATGCAGAAGGTGGACCGCGCTGTAAGCCGGTATGGAACCTCTGCTGTGGCCAAGTACTTCCAGCCCGGTGTGAACCGTACGGGTGGGTACTATGGCCGATTCGCTGGCCGTGGAGCCGAACTCAAGTTCTTTGACACGGCCACGAGCTTCAACATCGACCAGACGGCCGAAGTGCCGGCTACGGGTCAGTTGAACCTCATCCCGCAGGGTGTGACGGAGAGCACTCGCGTTGGACGCAAGTGCGTTCTGCGTTCCATCCAGGGACGCTGGGATGTCTCGTACTCACCTGGCGCAGCCGCGGTGGGTGCGACATCTGCTGCTGTGTACCTTGTACTCGACAAGCAGGCCAACGGTGCCGCCGCTACGTTTGCGGACGTATTCGGTGGTACTGTAGCGACGCAGGGACTTCACAACCTCTCGAACAGCCAACGTTTCGTGGTACTGAAGAAGTGGGTGTGGACATTCAATGCTACGGCTGGAGTCACGACAGCCTACAACTCTGTTGTGAAGCATATCGATTGGTACAAGAAGTGCAACATCCCGCTCGAATTTTCGAGCACGACGGGAGCGATCACGGAGTTGCGCAGCAACAACGTGTTCCTGCTGGCGGGTGCCTACAACACCGACGACGTCGTCGGTGTGTCTGGCAACGTACGTGTCCGTTTTTCGGACGGCTCGTAACTCCCCGGATGTTAAGGGACTCCCCCTGGGGGTCACGAACCAGATCCGCCGGTAATTGGCTCAAAAAATGAAATGTTTTAAGGCCAATTTCATAACGTGTAGTGATGCCAACCAACGTCAAGAAATGGACGAAATCGACTTCGATTCACTATGGGATGAAGAGATCGGTACGATCGATCTCATCCCAGCGTCACAATCTGCCCCGCCGCGTGAGTCGCCAGTTGAGGAGCTACCTGAATTCCCGAGACGACTCGGTACTCAGGTGGGACGATCTAGCGGACGAGTTAGGGGTAAGGCCTTCTTCCTAACCTACTCTCAAAGCGCGTTGGCGAGGGACACCATTACCGGATGGTTTTCCCGCCAAACGCGTGTCAAACGATTTATCGTTGGACAGGAGCACCATCAAGATGGGAACTTGCATTGGCATGTGACCATCGAGTACGAAGTTGAAAAGGACGTGCGTGCAGGTTCGTATTTCAACGTAGGAGGTGAGCACCCAAATATCAAGATTTGGTCGCGAGCCGGTGGGTCAACGTATGACCAGTGGTTCAAGAATCACTGGGAGTACTGCAAAAAGGAGGATCCTACTCCCTACATTGTAGGAGAGGAGCCTAGGGAAAATCGGAAAAGAAAAAGGAATGAAATCTTCACTGAGGCAATTGAGCTTGCGAGGTTGCACGATGTTCAGAGAGGAATGGAATTCTTGGAAAAGAATGCCCCGTTTGATCTGCTTACGAAGTATGAACAGATCCACCGGGCATTGGTCAGGCTGCGGCAAATGCGACAGAATTTGCAGGCACCAGCACGCAGTGTGTCGGACTTTCCGCATGCGCCAACTGTTGTAGACAGTTGGCAAGTGCTTTACATCAATGGACCAACAGGACTGGGCAAGACCCAATGGGCGCGCAGTCTTCTACCTGAAGCTACTGTCATATCTCACCGTGA